AGCAGTTTTTTTAGCTTTCATAATTGATTTTCCTTTTTAATGCGATGAGTCTATTGTACTTTGTTTTTGCTTAATTAAGTTCACTTTTGCTAATATTGAGATGTGCTTGGGCGATCGCTAATTTCATCTGTACTTCGGTGGGTGCAGCGTCAAGTCTATTGGAATGGAATTTTAAATTTTGCATAAATTAACCGCCTTTTGTTAACAATTCAATTTGCTTAAGGGTGTTCGGATCTGAATCAACCTTAATAGTCAAAATTCGATCTAATCCCGCTTTTTTTGCAGCAGCATGAACCAAATGATTTCCTACGACTTCGTATTCGTAAGGTTTAACTTCTCGAACAAAAACGGGAATCCAATTTCTCCCAGATTGTTTTATTAGATCCACTGCTTTAGCTATTTCATCATCTCTCCCTGACAGATCCTTTGTGGCTGCAACGTCTCTTAGGGGATAGCTCATTAGCTTCCCTTCGTCCGTATAGTCATTGATTTGAAAACCCTTTTTAGGTGAATTGATTTTCGGAGTCACTAGAGGCTCAGTATATTCACCAATCTCGATAGGCTTCTCAATATCAGGTACTTTAATCTTAGATTTACTGGTTTTGGCTTTACTGGTTTTTATTTTTTCGGTTTTATCACTAGCTTTAAACTCGCTAATAACCGCTTTTAATTGCTTTTTTTTCTGAGTAGAAACGGGATCTTTAGCGTTTGTTTTGCATTGTTTCTTAAGGCTAATACAAGACTTGCCACAAGGATAAGATACCCCATCTTTACACTTGGGTTTGTCTGTTCTGTTTTTTTCTGATGGCATCAAGCCTGAAAGAATAACCCTCTGAGAATTTCTCCCATTCCTCAATATCCAAGCTATCCAGCCTTCCAGGGACAAAGGGACTAAAGGTTATTCCGTCATCTGCAATCTCAAAACTGAATACACGGGGTCGGCTTGCGTCTCTAAATCTTCCTGTTATTATCCCTTTCTCGTTAATCCTAAAATCTAAAACGTAAAGAGGAGAGTTGTAAGCAGACGGCATTGACAGAACTTGAGAAATTGCTAACTTTACCTGGTTTTCTGTTGGTGGCATATTAAATCCTTTATTTTTATGAATTCATTGCCTTAGTTCATTTGAACTAAGGCAATGAATAGAGCTTAAACGTAAGCACGGGACACGTATTCGAGTTCGATAGTGTCAAACAGGGTTTTCCCATTGACCGTGATGGGTGCTGTAGGTGTGACTTTCCGCAGATAGGCGTTATAGATGATGTAGTTAGAAAAACTCATGTTAGCCCCTACGGGTTGATTATCGATCAAGTCCTGAACGTTTTCCACTCGCTCATTCTCAAAGGTATCTAAATCAACATCAACAGCACCATTTAGGGTTAGAGTTACTGACTTCTTAACCAAAGGGATAACAGCGATATCTCCCCCTTGGTTTAGTTTTACCTCTAAGGTTTCATCATCCCCAAAACTGATGTCTTCAGGTTTAAAGGCGTAGGTTTTGCTGACTCCACCAACCGTTTTGGTTAAGTTGAAAAAATTTACAGGAATTGGCATGATAGAACCCTTCTGATCAGAAGTTATTACTATAATTTTAAGGTTAAATTCTTATAGATCAACGGGACTTTATAAAATAATTTCTATATAAGAAAATCACACCTTTTTTATTGTATCGATTTCTTGGTGAATAGGCGGGAGACAGACCGTTGCAGTGGGTCTGGGGTGTCCTTCTGTCAAATCCTTACATATCAAGCCATTTTGAGGCTATTCTATTGCCCTGCATTGGATACCGATTTCTCTATGTAAAAAGACGGGGATTTTAAGAAAATTTCCAAGGGCCTCCTGAAACGGGAGAGATAAATAGTCCTTCCGAATGGATTCTGTATTAAGCAAATAGTCCCAAAGCCACAAATCTCGATAAATGGCGATCGCTAAACCTATTCAAAAAACACCGTGCAACGTTTGATTTGATCGGCACTGTCCGAAGTGCCAATTGTTGCCAAACTACCTTAACCTATACATAGATTTACGGGCTGCGTAAATTAGGAACTGACAAAGATTTGATGTAACAGTTTAGACAACTTAGCCAACCCTAGTGAAATAAAATGGGTTGACTAAGTTGCATTCAAAAACTAATTAATTTAAAATTAATCTAATTGAGTTTGTTGATTGATTCTATTTGCTATATCTGTTAATATTTTATTTTGATAAACTTCATTAACTCCCTCCAATTCTTCTGCATCTTGGCGATATTGGTTTAATTCCGTAGGATCGCACTTCTCCACTCCTCCAAAACGATCTAATCCGGCATGATAGTAATAGCAATCGCGCACTTCTTTGGGGGAATCAAAACCCAAGAAATACTTTATTTCGTCAAGCTCCCCTGTTGTTGTGTTGAGTTGCCGAACCTTCCAGAGACTAGGTGAGTTTGGATTTTTGATATAAACGTCGATTGCTTTCGCGTCCTCTGCGTGTCCATAGCTGCGTCTAATATGCCCATACCCTACCTTCATCGTTTTGTTATAGCGAAGATCCCCTTTGTCGTGAGTGACCCCAATTGATAGCCCGTGCCAATTAAGAACCCGCTTTATTGGGGTGTAAACAGCACTGTCCATTTGAGTTATAGATTCTTCTTCGACGGGTTCTTCAGTGGGTGGGGCAGCTTCCTCTCCTCCTAATGCTCCCATATCAAAACCACCAAGGGAGTTTGCTTGTTCTTCTGCTTTTTTCTTAGCTTCTTCCCATGCTTTTTGATCAAGGTTAAGCTCTGGCCACCAACCGGAGTTAGAAGGCACTGTCCGAGCTTCATCTGTCGTGATGAATCCGGCTTGAATACCTGAAGCCAATGCCTGAATATCAGATGAGCGTCCAGAGCGGAGATCCTCGATGGTCATTCTCAAAATAGAAGGGTACTGCCTTTGGTAGTTGTCGGGGATTTTGCCTTTTGTGGGGCCATCTTTAGCCAAGAAGATATAACGATCAAGAATAGCTGCGCTAGGTTCTAAGCTCTCTCCTTGGTACTCTGCCACCGAGTTAGCATAGTTGATTTGGGTTTCCTTGCCATCACGCCCCAAACCTCCAGGGCTTTCTCCCCAAACTATCGTGTGAGGCATCCCAGAGGCTCCTGTTACCCCATCCTTCTGTACTTGCACAAGTGAATCCATCCCGACGACGGGGCGGGCATTCCAGTTGAATTGTTCACGGGAGTCGTGGAGAACCATGCCATATAGATCAAACATTAGTCGGATTGATTTCATGGTTTGCTTAATAGCTGCGATACTTTCTTCATCAGATGCCATCATCAGTTCCCGTAGTCCTTCAAAAGAATGCTGTAGAACTGATTGGGTTTTAATTAATTCACCTACTGCATTAAGTCCATTCGTATAGTTTTTATAATATTTCCAAACCTCGTCAAAGACACTCAATCCCCATCCATTGTTATAGGAAATCATCCAATCATCAGGCATTAATGCTCCATTAAACCGGAGGATTCTTGACCGATGGATCAGGCGATCATCCTGCTTGGAATTTGTTCCGTTAAATAGTAATTTTTGTTTTATTTGTTGGTCAATTGTTAGGATTTCATAATGTTCAATGTCATCAAGGTCAAATATACTAGCAGCCGTTCTCACCGAAGGAGCAACTTGCCATCGGTGACGAACGATTAACCCAGAGATTGATTTAATCTTGCCTTCATCAACAGGTTCGGAATAATGTCTTCCATCGTTAATCTTGAGAATAATAACTGTCCCACCATGAGAGCGAGAGAACTGTAAGGCTTTTCTAAATTGTGATATGGTTTTCAATCTTTCGTGATAAGCGTAGTAATCGCGGACTAATTTAGAACCCGTCTTACTAGAAAAATCATCTCCCAAGGATAACTGCCACATCTTTTGAGTTGACGAAGATGGGAGGCTCCATGCAATTCGTTTTAAGATCGCGTCTGCTAAACAGTTTTCTACTTGCTGTTGAGAGAAAGGCTGGATTCTTCCGGTTATAGGGAGAGGGTTTCGCATCGAACTTGCATCGGCACTCTCCGCTAACGCTTGCATCATGACATGAGAGTCTTCTCTATAACGATTCACAATCTCTGTGGTGGTTTCTTTTTTTGTTGTCTCGGATGATTGGGCAGTCATTTTTATATAAAGTTATTGGTATTTTTTTTGCGGAATTATCTTTGATTTTAAGGCATAATAAAGCATAATATTGTTAATAAGTTATTAATCTCAAAACCAATGACTTCTTCTATTAGCTCAATTAGTTATCCTGCATCCCAACCCGACCTGACGGTGACAATCCCTTTTAAAAGGGTACGGACACAAATTACTGAAGGAGGGGTGGTAAAGGATGTGTTAGAAGCCTGGGCAGATTTTGGTGGTGCGGTGTCCCAAGTAAATACCATGACCATCACAGCAGGGAGTACAGGGGATGACTACCTGATAGGAGTCACTGCCGGGAATGACTCGGCTATTATCTCCTACACCCAAAGGTCAGGTGATACTGCGACCACAATTGCAGCAAGACTTTTAGAGGAGATTAATGGAGTTCCTTCTGCATCTGCTTTGGTTTCAGGAACGGCAGCGGCCAATGTTTTAACCCTTACTTCTGACTTACCTGGGGTAACAATTACTTACGATGTAAGTGGGTCTACCACGCCTAGTAATATTGTTGTCGCCCAAACAACCGCCGCGTCGGGAACCGCAAAAATGCGGAAGGTTGCTGAGATTAAGACGTATTACGAAATCCCATCCGGGGGGAGAAATTTAGTGGCTGTCAATCAAAGCGTCTTCTATGACGGAGCCAACCCTGCTGGAGTCGTTAGAAATAATCCAGAAGCCAGAAGCAATCACCCTCAAAGTATGGAAGCTTTAGCTGCTTTGGCAAATGCTTAATTTCCTTGCTTATCGGAAATTGAAATAATGCTTAAGGCTTGTCGAGCATGGGTTAGGGAATCGGGAGGGGAGCTTTACGTCCCTCCTGATTTGGTGTTACCTTCTTCTATTAAATTAGACTCGGAAAAATTAGAGATTAAGTTTGCCAAGCATCCCTTAATCTCTGCACTTTGTCGTCATAAAAAATGGGAGGTAATCCCTGAATATCGAGATTATGCCGTCTTAGAGGCTAGGGTTTCAGGAGATGGTGGGCAACTTTCTCTTCCTGGGAATGCCTCAAAATATGATATTAAAATCCCTAAGCCAGATGATGCGATCGCCTATTACTTCCCTCAATCTGATAATAAAAATGCTTTAACTGTTGAGGTGGTAGAGAAAATAACAAGTCACTCACAAATTATTGTTTTTGAAGGAGGGAGGGTTTTATCCTCTCCTAACTTATCAGGACAAACGATCAAGGTTAGAATCCCGATAATTTACCAACAGGCAACTCAGGAGTTAGTAGAAGGAATTGACAAGCTAGACGCTCATATTGTCTTCAAAGAAGGGAATCCACAAGATAGAAGATGGAAATATCTCGAATTGAGGCGGTGTGAATTTGAGCCGTTATTTGGGAATAAAATTAAATTTGTAAACTGGCAGGACAGCCTAGAGGAGAGGCTTTAATGCACTTTCGTTTAGATTATCAAAACGGGGATTTTACTCTTGTATTCCCGCTATCTATTCAGCAATCAAGGAAGGTTTCAGCCTATCACAAAGAATTGAGGCGAATGATCTCAGGGGTTCACATCTGGCCAGAAGAAATAGACTCTAAAATGTACCCCATCCTTAAACTTTATTATCAGAAAATAGGGGTTTTCTTTGATGTCAATCCTGAATTATTAACTCAATCTTCCCGTCATAATTTTTTTATTGCGACTGAACCTATTGAATACAAAGGACAGTTGATTCCTGGGTTAAGTTTTTTAGAGCAACTTTTGGGATATGCCTACCCCAAGGAAGAAATATCAGAGGGTCAAACCTCTGAACCGATTATCACCACCGGAGATCAGAACCTCGATATAATTACAGACGCTATTTTGATCTTTAAGATAGGAGGGCTTGAAAATCATTATTCCCTTGATGAATTAGCTAAACTTTGCAAGCAAGCCAATGATAGATTAAAGCAAGCTGAGGAGTCAGCTAGAGGGGAAACGAGGGGAGGGGATGAAAACCTTGAGTCTGAAGCTTTAGACGATGATTTTGTTAAGGATAAATCCAGGCTTTATAATTGGTTAACTAACTTAGGAATCAAAGTCCCTGCGGAGTTTTAATATGGAAC